AGTGCTGTGTCTAGTTGTCCTGCCATTATCCTCTAACCACTCTCATCTGATAACTGCCTGATCCAGCCATTGCATACGCTCCGAGATAACTTTGTAACCACGGATAAACATCTAAAACATTATTTACTGTTCCTGTTCCTTGACTTGTCGTATTGTACTTAACTTCTATGTCACCTAGTTTTACTTCACTGAAGTTTCCATCTTTACCTGTAGTGCCAGTGATTGCATCAGTGTCATTGGCTAATGCTCTTGCTAATTCAAATTGTGCGTATTTTATACTTTGAGGTATCAAATCGCATTTTAGTTCTACACCATCTACTGAATAATTATTTCTTGGAAACTTTAAGGCTTGTCCGTCATCGCATCTATCTCCTAAATAAACCAAAGTATCTATCCATCTTGTAGCTGATATTAGTGATCTCTTCTTTTGATCGTCTGTCTTGTTAGTCCAAGTAGAAGAATCGGGAGAAGTATCAAAGTAGTCATTAGATTCAGAAAGAGTAACGTAACTATTAGCATTAGCTCCTTTTATTGTTGAGTCTATAGTGGCTGCCACGATCCAAAAAGTAATTTAGTTTTATTGTAGCGTAAAGAAAAAACCCCACCAATATTTGATGAGGTTTCGTTATGACCG